AGAGGTTTTTAAATACGAGCTTTTAGCAGATGGAAATACCTTAGTAGAAACTTTTACAGCAGATCAGAATAACGGCACAAGTATTTACGAGCAAGTACTTACCTTAGCCTTAAAAAAGCAAACTAAAGATAGTGCAAATGAATTAGGATTAGTAGTTAAGGCTCGACCTATTGCAGTTGTGCAAGATAGAATGGATAATTATAAAATCGTTGGTATCTCTGATGGTACGGTTGCAACTGGAGATATACAGTCTGGTGGTGCTAAAGGCGATTTTAACGGATATAACCTTACTTTAACTGCTACTGAAGTATTACCAGCCCCTACTTTAGATAGTGCAACAGTAACAGCGTTAACTGCATTAGTAAGCGCAACAAATATTAATCCTTAATCGGATATTTTTTGGTGGTTTGGTTTTTAGAACGCTCTCTATTTTAGAGGGCGTTTTTTAAACAATTTTCCCTATTTACTGTTATATAGATATGATAGTTGTTGAACTTAGTACAGAAGCTCAATCTGTTAGCGTTTTACCTCGATATTATGATGATATAGATGTAAATAACGTTAGTATTGAATTTACCAACGAAGATACTAGAGAAAGTGTTGATTTAGGTGCTAGTGTTATAACTAAATCTGATGGGTTTTTAGGATTTTCAGTTACTACTTTAGCAGGTCATAGCACAGAAAATTGTACTTTTAAGGTTAAGATAACAGCTACGATAGATTCAGTACCAAATACCTCTATTTTTAGGGGTTTAATGTTCGTAACTAACCAAGTTACGCAAAATTATTCTATTTATGGATAAAACTCACGATATAAAATTAATACAGTTAAATTCTTACGTTAGACCTGAAGTAAAAGAGGTTTATGGCAAAAAGTGGGTTTTAAACGGGGAAAAGAACTCTTACCCTCAATATGTTATAGATCGTTCTATTGGAAGCCCAACCAATGGATCTATATTAGAGGTTTTTTGCGAACTTATTTACGGAAAAGGAATAAGACAAAAGGATTCAGAAGAACTTTATCAGGAGTTATACGATATATTCCCTTATTCAGAGCAGAAAAAGGCTATAAACGACTTTAAATTACAGGGCTATTTCTTTTTGCAGTTAATTAGAGGTAAGGGAACAGGTGAGAGTAGAAACATCGCTAAGGTTATGCATTTGCCAGTAGAAAAGACTGCGAGAGAAAAAATGGATGATAAAGGTGAGGTTAACGGTGTTTATTACTGTGAGGATTGGACTAACACCACTAAATACAAGCCTAAATACATAAAAGAGTTTAAAGGGCAAATGACAGATAGTATAATGTCTTTATCTGTTATTCCGCATCAACCAGGGCAAATATATTACTCTTTACCGTCTTACGTTCAAGGTTTGCAATACGCAGATATGGAAGAGGAAATATCTAACTATTGTATTAACCACATTAAAAATGGTTTATCCTTTGGTTATATCATAAACTTTAACAACGGTGGTAATTTAACCGATGAACAAAAGGATGATATTGAGCGAATGATTAAAAAGAAACTTACAGGATCAACAAACGCAGGTAAGTTTATTTTGAGTTTTAACGACAATAGAGAGGCAGAGGTTACGGTAGTTCCTTTAGAGGTTAACGATGCTCATTCACAATGGGAGTTTTTAACCAAAGAGGCGAGGCAACAAATTATAACAGCTCATGGCGCATATCCTAACCTATTCGGTATTAACGCTGGTAATGGATTTGCTAGTAATGCGGATGAGTTAGACGTGCAGTCTAAAATGGTTCAGGATTACCAGATACTACCTAAACAAACCTACTTTTTAAACGCTATAAAGCCTATTTTAGAATATAACAAATTAGAAACTGACATAGAGTTTATTCCGCTTAGAGATACTTATAAATCTACTGAATCAGAGACGGAAACAACGCCAGATGATAATACCGTTGAAGATGTTGAAGAAATAGAAATGTCAGAGGATTATAAGCCCGAAAATGTTGATTTATCAAATCTTATTAATAAAGGTGAGGTTGTAGATTTTCAGGAGTGGGAAATAGTCGATGACACGCATTGCGACGATATAACATTAGACGAACAGCAATTAAATTCTGTTATAGAGTTAGCAAGTCAGATTAGCGGGGATTCCAGAAAAACAAGTGAACAAGATACTTCTTTATTTAAGATCCGTTACAGATACGCAGGTAATCCAAACCCACAAAGAGAGTTTTGTAAAAAGATAATGAGGGCGAATAGGGTTTACAGAGCTGAAGATATACAAAACGCTGGTGCTGTAAATCCTGGATTTGGTGTTGGTGGTTCAAATACTTACGATATATTTAAGTACAAAGGCGGTGTTAATTGTAAACATTGGTGGCAACGAGTGATATACCTTAAAAAAGGAAATAAAAAAGTAAGCGTAAACCAAGCGAGAAAATTAATTTTACAATTAGAGCCAAGCGAACGAAATAAAGCGAGATGGGAACAAAACCCTAAAGAAGTGGCGCAAATAGCGTCTGCAAGTAATAACTATTGGAAAGTAAATTAATATGCCTACTAGATTAATAACAGCACAAGAAATAAGAGAGGCTACACCGATGGGCGGTAATGTCGATAGTGATAAGTTTATTAACTTTATTGATGATGTGCAGGTGTTTAAGTTAGAGCCTATTTTAGGGACTAAACTTTATGATAAGATAGTTGCGGATTTTGTTGCTGATACTTTGGCAGGATTGTATTTACAAATGTTTAACGATTATATTAAGCCTGTTTTATGGCATGGTGTTTTTGCTGAATATGTCAAATTAGGTTCTTTTATTGTTGGTAATGGTGGCACATATAGACACGTCGCACAAGATGCAGAGTTAGCAAGTGCAGAGGATTTAGGTTATTTAGCCAAAAGCGCACAATCAAAAGCAGATAGTTATGGTGATAGGCTAATAAGATTCCTTTGCGATCAGAAAAACAATATACCTGAATATACTTATGCGCAAGATAATAATTACGACATAGAGCCTAAAAACGCATTACAAACTATTTCAGGTTGGCATTTAACAGGTTCTAAACGTGATGATGCGGATTGGAGGATTGCGCCTTCAGGCGGTGGTGCTAGTGGAGATTTTATAGAGTTAGAGGATTAATGGCTTATAAAAGAAAAAAGAAATATAACGACGCAAAACCTAAAGACGTTAAGGTTATTGAGTTGTATTTAAAAAAGATAAATGAGTTGCGTACTAACGAGCGGGAGGATTGAACCTTGTAGAGATAATATAGGCGGTATAAAGAACGTTTATTTGTTCCCGTTTGTAGAATATAGCTATACGCAAATTGAGGGCGTTAGAGGTGTTGAAATAACGAGTTTTCCGAGTAGTGATATTTATAAATACGAGGTTCAAGGGGGTACGTTTTCAGAGAATATTACTAATGATGAATTTGGTATTAAGTATGAACAAAATTTAAACGTAATACTAACAAAACAGGATTTAATAACTACTAATGAATTAAACGCAGTTCAGAAATTAGATTTACGATATATTGTTGAATATAACAATGGTAAGTTTAGAATGGGTGGTGTTTATAACGGTGCTAGATTAACAAGTTATTCAATAGATAGCGGTGGTGAAAAATCTAGTTTTAACGGTTATAATTTAACTTTTACAGGTGTTGAAGAATATTCTGCGCCTTTTATAGATAATATTAATACAGTAGGATTCTTTATACTTTTAGAAGATAGTTTCTTTATGTTGTTAGAATCAGGCGGTAAAATAGCAATAGAATAAAATGGCAAACGAGAAAATAAGCGACTTTACACCAGTTAGTACACTTCCAGATACGGCAGATGTTCCAGGTATTGATCTAGCTAGAACTGCTGGAGATAGAAACATTAGGATTAGTATTGCGGACCTTAGAACTCTTTTAGGTGGTGGCGGAACACAGGACTTAGAAGATGTAATAACGCAAGATCCTGTCGCAACATCAAAACCAGAGTTTCAAGGTAATATTAGTGTTGGTGACAGAACTGTGTTCGGTCAAATAGAATTTAGCGCAACTGATTTTATTGGATGGACTGAATCTTTAGGGGTTGGGACTATCTTGTTAAACGCAGATGAGCATACCTTTCAGATAGGTGCAAATTCAGTTAGTGCAAGTAACTTACTAACCTTAGATAAGGGCGCTTTTACGGGTGAGATTGATTTAAGCACAAAAGGAGGTACTTATTATGATGATTATGATTTATCGGTAAGTGGTTCTATTACTTTTTTTATTGGCTCAGGTTCTACCGTTCACGGGTTTTCTCATATTACAGTTATTGCGGATGGCGTTACAGAATTATGTAGCCAAGCAAATTTAGACACTATTTTTTCAAAGCAATATGAAGGAATACCAAGTGATAGAATACTAAGTGCAGGAACGCATGATTTGTACGTAGTAAATTGGAATAACGGGGTTGCACTAACAATACCAACTAATAACGCAGATGTTACTGCGCCAACTTTATCGAACTTTACTATCGAAGATGCAAACAAAGACAGAGTTAATTTTGAATCGAGTGAGGTTATAACAGGCACAACCTTCGGTGGGTTTACTTTAGGAAGCGGTAAAACTATCACAGCGTTAAATATTAACTCAGGAAGCACAACTGGACATTATTTTACGGTAGATTCGGACTACACAAACGGCGATGGAAACGATACAATAGAATATAGCGGATCAGGTTCTAATATAGAGGATTCGGCAGGAAACTCTTTAGCAACATTTGGAAGTACAACAGTTACAAACAATATACCTGCAAGTGGTTTGACATTTACCTTAAACGGTGATGTTACAGAAAGCCCATCAGGAACATTTACAAAGTCAGGAGCAAATAGTTTTGCGGGTGGTTTTGGAGTAACTACTACAACAGTTAGCGGTGCATTTAATTATAGATGTGAGGTTGCAAGTACATCGAATCTAAGAATGATATTGGGAATATCAACAGACAGCACTAATAGAGCTTACAATACATCCCCTAATTGGGATTATGGCGCATACTTAATACAAAATGATTTAGACGGCGTAAGGGCGTTAGTTGGCGGTGTTCCTGATACGGTATTCACTCCACCTGTTGCGCCTGGATCAGGACAGTATTTAGAAGTACGCAGAGACGGAAGTAATAACGTTACAATGTGGTATGATGGGGTGCAGTACGGAGGTAGTGAAACGGTAACAGGAGACGTTTACTTGCATTTTCAAATATACGCAAATGGTAACTCAGTATTAAATCCAGAAACTTATTAAATGAGTATTCCATTTATAATATCGACGTTAGGTGGTGCGCTAGAACCTGAAACATGGGTTTTTATTGCCTCAGGTCAATCTAATATGCTACCTACTACCGGATCAACTTGGGATGACAACCCAGATACATTTCCTGAGGGTACTTTGCAATGGGGTAGATTTTCGCCAAACAATAACACCTTAATAGATGCTACGATTCCTTTAGAGCATTGGGGAATGAATGTAAGTAGTGATTTTGGAAGAGGAATTACAATGCGATTTGCAAATAGGATAGTTAATGCTAATCCGAATGTAACGCTTGTTTTTATTCCTGTTGCGGATGGTGGAACTGGTTTTGCGGATAACTCATGGAATAAAGGCGATACTAACTACGAGGATATGGTTAGTCGTACTAATCAATGTTTGAGCGAAAACCCAGACTTTATATTAAAGGGTATGTTATGGCATCAAGGAGAGGATGATAGAAACGATTCAGGAACATACCAAGCGAGTTTATTACAGTTCAATACGGATTGGAGAAATGATATAACACAAGCGGATGCAACAACGCCTTTTGTTTGTGGTGGGTTGTTACCAGCATACCAAGATAGTAATGCAGGAGTACAGGCGGTTAATGACATTTTAGAAAACGTGCCTAACTTAATTGATTACTCAGGTTATGCGGATTCACGAACACCAACAGTATTGACAGGAGTTGATTCGGTACATTATAATAGTGATTCGTCTTTAACATTAGGAGATAGATATTACGAGGCGTATTTAAGCGCATTAAATAATTTTTAGTTATGAATTTTAGATTAACATTTGATAAGTGGTTACATTTAGTTATAGGTACAATGTTTTTTTGTGTTGTACTTATGATATTTAATACTAAGGTTGCAATTATTTCTACCTGTGTATTGGCTATATTTAAAGAGATAAACGATGTGAGTGGATTAATTCCTTTTTTACTTACAAACAAGAAAAAGAGAAAAAGCGGGTTTAGTTATCCTGATATGTTTTGGACTATCATTTTACCGTTGGTTATTTCGGCTTTAATATCATGGTTGAAATAAAAAACATATTAATACTATTAATAGCGTTTCAAAGTAACTTTGTTAAACTAAAAAGTGTTAATTGCGATACTTATAACACCGTTACAAGTGGGACTAATTTAACTGTTGGTTATTTGCATTTTAATACTATGAACGGTTTTTTAATTCAGGATAACGCACAGTTAGAGATATACGAGGTTTTAGGTTCAGGTGTTATCCTTTATGGCGACAATGGATATGATGAAGATAATCATTTAACACCAATAGTAAAGTTATCAGGTAAAAAAGAAGATTTTTACGGGTTAACGATTGGAGACAATATACATATAATTAAAAACTATACAGAATGATAGGGTTATTAATAGAGTTTGTAAAACGTTGTGATAGAGCAAACGTAACACCATACGAAAAACATATCGACGCTTATTTAAACTCTGTTGATAGATATGATTTGAGGGAAAAATTTATAAAGTTCTGTTTTTATAATTGGGAAAATAGAGATAATAAAATAGAAGAACTTTTGCGAGTGTAATGGAAATATTTATTGGCACAAATAGAAGGATAGATCATATTGTTGTTCATTGTACAGCTACAAAAGAAGGTGTTGATGTTTCAGTAGAGGATATTAGGCGATGGCACAAAGCAAAGGGGTGGTCAGATATTGGCTATCATTTTGTAGTCGATTTAGATGGGTTTGTTTCTCATGGTAGGGATATTAACAGAATAGGAGCGCACGTTAAAGGTCATAATAAATATTCTATTGGAGTTGTTTACGTAGGTGGATTAGATGCAAATATGACACCAAAGGACACAAGGACTGAGGAGCAAAAAAAGTCTCTTAAAATACTATTAAAAGCGCTTAAAAACCATTTTAAAAATGCTGAAATAAAAGGGCATAGAGATTTTAGCCCTGATTTGAATGGAAACGGAATAATAGAACCTTTTGAGTGGATGAAAGTTTGTCCGTGTTTTGATGCTCAAAAAGAATACGAAAATTTATAAACTATGAATATATTAAAAGAAGTAAAAAAAAGCCCTAAATTAACCATTTCATTTATAGTAACGGTTATTTTAAATATTTACGACCTTGTAAGTGTTAATGCTGAATTGCTAGGCATTCCGTCTAAAACAATGGCGCAAATCTCTTTACTGGTTGCAGTTATTTCTATGGTTTGGAAATACTTTAAACCAGAGGAAAGCGCATTTAAAATGTTGGCTAAACACGTAGGAACAAGACCAAAAGACCCCCCTCCTGGAAGTGGTGGGGGTGATAACGATGGAAATACTGATCCAATAAATCATGGAGGTTAGATATTTAAAAATGGAAGATTATTTAATAAAATTCGGAATTAAAACAGGTCATTTAATTACTGGCTTGATTGCTGGTGCAATGTCTTTAGTTTTTAGTCAACGCCCTAGAAATTTAAGGGAAAAGGTTAGGAGTTATTTTATTGTAATCTTCGGTTCTTTAGCGACTGCATATATAACGCCTGTAATAGTATTAAAATGGATATGGTTACAAAGTGTTGATTATTCTGTTGCGTTTGTTGTTGGTCTTTTCGGAATGGGATTAATAGAAAGTATCTTTGCATTACTATATAAATTCAAAAACAATCCTTTAGCGGTTGGAAAAGCTATTAAGGATTTCTTTATAAAGTGAAATTCTTAGATTACTTAATGTGTAACAACATATCTAACAAATTATTTATGTTAGGTTTCTTTGTTGCGTGGGTAAGTTATTCTGCTTGGCAACCATTAGAGGAATATTTAGAGTTTCACGAAAACAATAAAGGATTAATTTTTTACATTGGTATTGCATTTGCGTTTTGTTGTTACACTAGCGCATATATGTTTAGTAAGTGGGATAAATGGCGGTGGTTTCCGATGTTTGTTGTATTTATATGTTTAGGTCGTTTAAGTACGGAGTTTTTATTTTTAGTTGAAGATGATCCAAATCCAGAGGCTTATGATGTTATTGATTATATTTCATTTTTAATTACTATCTTTATAGTGTTCAATTATTATATTCGTTATAAATATAACAAGTATAAGGAAAGCAAAAGTTAATGGTTCATCTAAAATTATACGTTTTTAACTCTTTAGATGAAGAAACTTTAGTAGATTTTTATATAGATATTGGTGCTATTCAGGGGTTTTATCCTGATCCTGACGATGAAAGTGTGATAAATTTACTATCTTACGGTCAACTTTACACCGTAGTAAAAACTCATAGCTTAATGAGTAAACTTAAATACAATGAAAATTAGAAACGCTCTTTATATCATAGCAGGGTTAATAGTATTGTTTGCTTTAATTAAACAATGCGAGGGTGAGCCTAGAGTTATTACCAAAACCGAAACAGTTATTAAATGGAAAAAAGACACGGTTAAGATTAAAGAAATAGTTAAAGTTGATAAACCTATTTATATTGAGAAAGTTAAAACGGTCAAAGGTAAAGATTCTATTATTTACAAAGACAAGCCAAGCGAAACAACAATTGAG